ATCAAAATTGAAACTATCATGGAGTTAGAAAATGTCAAGCCTACTACAGAAATCTAGTAGATTTCAACAAGACCACGAACGGTATCTAGCCAAGATCGAACAGATTCCAGAAGGTGAGTTCAAACGAGAAGTCAAAGAGCTGCTGAACAAATTGGTTTCTGAGGTTAGAAAACTAGATACCATGCACATGGAAATGATCTACACCAAACAGATGCCGTCCATGGGCGCGGACATGAAGCAGGACATCTTGACTCTTAGGAAAAAGCTAGACAGTAAACTCAAAAGTCTAGACTAGTTCGGATCTAATTAGATGCTGCCAAAGTTCTTGATAGATATCGTGCCTACCATGCCAGCATGTGATTGGCACTGGTATCTATAGTTGCCTGATATAGAATCAGGAATCTTCCAATACAGTGTACCTGATGACTTGCCCTGTGCTGATGCGCCAGTTGTAACTACTCCGCCTGTGGTAACATGCACCAATCCAGTGTTATAATTGGTACCGGTGTTGTCCTGTATTAGGAACGGGTGGCTGGAGGCTCCGGCCAAATTAAATGCTATAGTGGTAGCATTGATGGCATAAATGGTAGGATCATCTGTGGTACCGTACTGATCAAATCTATAGGCTGATGTGCCGTTGGCAGTGACATCCAACATAGTGATCGCAGGAAGATAAAATCTATCCACGGTGAGACTTCCTACATCGCTAAGACCAGTGAATGCAGTAGCACCAGCGGCGACTGTGCTGGTTATGGTCACTGTGTCTGTACCTGCATCTGTGGTAATAGAAATACCCGTACCGGCTGCTATTGTTAATGTATCCGTGCTGGAATCTGCTACGACGTTGCTCTGCCCGGTGACTGCCACAGTAGAAAATGTATTTGGAGCACTGCCGCTATTGGTTATAGTTATCGTATCTGTACCGGCATCTGTAGTAATAGTTATACCACTACCAGCTACCAGTGTTAATGTGTCTGTGGCAGAATCAGCTACAACAGAACTTTGTCCAGCTACTGCGATAGTAGCGAAACTGTCAGATGCTTCTCCGCCTCCTCCTGAAACAGTAGCCCATGTATTATCTCCTCTGAGATAGGTAGTAGCGTCTCTAGTGCCAGACGCACCTAGTCTAAGCACAGGTACTGTGCCGCTGGTAAGTTCAGTGGCGTTCAATGCAGTTAGATTCGCACCGCTAGCAGCTGGCAGTGTTGCAGGTAATGCTGTGAGATTTGCTCCACTTAGTGCAGGCAGTGTGGCTGGAAAACGTGCATCCGGTATAGTACCAGAAGTCAGTTGTGTAGCATTTAAGGCAGTGAGCGAACTGCCGATACCGCTGAAGCTGGTAGCTGTCAATAATCCAGCGTCTGATATAGTCGCAGAGCTGTTTTGAATGATCGTGCCTGTAGTGCCATCGTAGCGTACGATAGCGTTATCAACGTATCCGCCGCCCGAACTAACTACATCTCCGGTACCTGCTCCTGTGGCGCCTGCAGGACCCGGCGGCCCTTGTGGTCCGGGAACACCCACAGCTGTAGTAGACTGCCTTGTGCCGTCTGCAAATACAATTTCATTACCTACCACAACATCTGAATCAAATGCCACTGTAGGCGTGAATGTGATGGTAGAACTGTCTGCTGAATCTATTGTGGTTCCTGCAAATGTAATTGAACCTGTGCTGGTTGTTGAATTAATTGTTATGGTATCTGTGCCAGCATTGGTAGTAATAGTAATATTAGAGCCGGCGGCTAGTGTTAGTGTGTCAGCAGTAGAATCGGCTATCACAGAGCTCTGTCCTGCAACAACCACAGTGCTAAATGAATTGGGCAGACTAGATTCGCTGGCTACTGGCACCCAAGCACCTGCATGAGCGTAATACAATTTCCCCGTATCGTGTGCGTGGGCCACCATACCGTGCCAATCTACAGCAGGAACTTGAGCAGTGAGATCAGCTAGCGTATCCCAGTGAAAACGGATCTTGTTTTTTTGACCCGAAACTTCTATCTGACCGTCAACGTGCAACATGCTGATACCGTCATGTGTGTGCCAGTAGACTTCTGTAAGGTCGTTAACCTGAGAGCCGTTTGAAGGATAATATGCTATTTTTCCAGCTAGGCCGGTTTGCACACCACCACTGAATCCTGCAGAATTAGCTTTGGCTAAAAAGTCGGCATTGGATACATTGACAAAATCTGCTCGAGCTAGACTAACACTGCCCGATGAGCCGCTGTATAGTCTAAGAGTATTGGCTCCTTTGTCGTAAAAAATTTCACCCGATTCTCCGTTTTTTCTATCCAAAAACGCACTGTCTCTAGGAGTGATTCTTAAATTTTTTAAAGGTACTGACATTTATGTCCCATTGGTTCGTAATGTATTTATTACAAACACAACTTTGTAGTTTTGTTGATTCCAAAGCTGATGCCAGCTCTGGGCATTCTACTGGTGGTTTGGTGCCACATATCACGTGGTATGAAAATTAAATCATTTGGTTTTAGTGTATAGTTGTATTCTATATCGTTATCCCAAACTTTCCAGTCAATTTCTCCGATAGTTTGCCAATACCAAACATCATAGTAATCTTGATGTTTTGGAAAACAATCAGAAGAACTACACATACTAATAAACCAACGAGCGTCTGCAGCATACTGAGGATCTAGCTTAGAAAACTCAGATAGCATTGTTCCGATAGTTGGATATTGCTCCACATTATGAATAATCATTCCGAAATTATCGAGAATATGCATACCCGAATCATATTTTACTGCTTTGTCGATGCAAAAAATAACGTCTTCCCATGACAACAAATCTAAATCTACGGACGATTTCCAATGTTTTTTATCACGATAACATTCTAAAAATTCTGAAGATTTTAAAAAATCAAATCTGGATGATTCAGACATTTATTAAATTTCCGACTTAACACTAAACGTAGGCATTTCTTTTTTGCCGGTCAGCCATCCAGTAATAATATATTTTGTTTTATTAAATGGTGGATTTCCGCGATGTACATGAGTAAATCCAGCAGGCCATATTGCAAACCTTCCTGCCTTAGGTTTTATTCTTAATCCTTGATATAAAAATTCTGTTTCACCGCCACTTTCTACGTCATTTAAATATAAAGTCCATGCTAGCATGCGATCAGTAGTATTATAATTGGTAGTTTCACAATGCCAGGTGTGATACCCGTCGCCGGTTAACGGTTTTGTTGATTGTATAATACAAATACTTGAAATAAGATCGATGCCTTTTAACCAAGTAAAGTCATCCGAATATTTGTTAAGACAGATCGACATATTTCGATATATGTGCTCGGCCCAATCTGGTCTACTTGCATCGAGAGGTATTTGATAATCTTGGATTGATAACCCGTCCGTTGAGGTTCGTCTGTGAACCAGTCCTTTTGTACTAGAAAACTCGAACCATTTTATCAACTGATCGCATTCGTCGACCGACAACACATTGTCGTACCATCTAATAAAATTATCCATTTAATTACTCTAAAAAATGTAACCAAGTATTCATAATATACTTGTCTCCAGTTAGTGGAGGGTTTCCTCTATGTGTGTGAGTGAAACTTCCAGGAACAATAATTATAGTGCCTGCGGTAGGTTTAACTCTTTTTCTTTGATATAAAAATTCTGTTTCACCGCCTTCCTCGACATCATTGAGATACACTATAACTAATAGTAATCGAGAACTAGTGTTCTCGCTGCCGTGTTCGCAATGCCATACGTGATATCCAGAAGATGGCTTTGTTTTTTGTATCTTAAAGGCACTGCGAAATCCGTGTTTACCTATAGATTCTAAGATGCCATATTGTTTCATATATTCGTTATAGCAGGGCCAAAACGATTTTTTAAATTCTTCTAAAAAATATAAATCCATACTAGATACAATTTCGTCCGATGCTTCTAACGACATGGGAGAAGAGGACAGCCTATACGTATCTGTGTCTTTATCTATTAATCTTGTTTTTTCTAATTCTTGTCTATTAACAGTCATTCCCAAAGATTGAACCTGCTCATAATGATTGATTATTTTTTCACAGGTTTCCTTAGATAATGCATTATGAAAAATGCCAATAAAGTCGTTGATTTCGTAAGCCACTTTGTTTTCCATAATTATTTTACCGGGCCAAAGTTAGGAATATTGAAAAAATTATGATTAAATCTCACACAAGGCTGGATTCCCCAACCTACAATTAATAAAAACATCACAGTTCCTATTCCTACAGTGCCTCCAAGAAACCACCCACCTGTTAATAACAAAATTTCGATGACTCCCTTGAACAACCAGAATGGTCTATTAGTCTTTTCAGACAACGAGACAGCAACTAAATCCATGGCTCTGATACCAAATCCGCTCATTAGTATTAGTGCGCTTCCCTGTAAACATAACAGAGATCCTGTGATCATTTCTATCACAGGTAACAACAACGAGGTATCATTTAGTGTCCATAGTCCAAAATCAATCATATATCCGCATAAGAAAAATGTTAGAAAAGTTGTGATCGGAGGAAATTTCCAATTATGAAAATATGACCATATCGCAAGGCACAAAATAGCAAATAAACTTTGTGTTGTTCCTATCATCAGTCCGAAGGTATGTCTTACACCAACAGAAAACACATCTAAGGGATCTGCACCCATCCCGCTAATTATAAAAAAAGTTGCCCCTAACGAAAACAACACACATCCCAGAACATACAAAATAAGTTGCTTAAAATTTATCATACTACCTCTATTTGTTAAAAACTACCCAGCTGGTAATGACATATTTAGTGTTGGATAATGGGGGATTTCCTCTGTGAGTGTGTGTATATGAGCCTGGCCACACAATTAATCTTCCTTGTTTAGATTTAATTCTTCTTGGATAATATAAAAATTCAGTTTCACCGCCTTCTTCAACATCGTTGAGATAGAGTTGAAAAGCACAAACGCGGTCACTGGTAAACTTGTTTCCTTGCTCAAAATGCCAAGCGTGAAATCCCTGCCCTATTTCTGTTTTCTGTATCTTTAATTCGTCTATGCGAAGATCACAGTTTTCTGAAATAGTAAAATATTTGTTCTTTGCATATTCAGAAAAATGACTCCAGAAAATATCTACAAATTCTTTTGAAAGTGTTCGAGTAGCGTTGAGCGTATATGACGATTCTTCAGATAGCATAATTGATCGATCATCTTTCAACGATCGGTCGACTCCGCTTTCTTGTTGTCTAGTATAGCATAAGCCGGCAGCATTGGCATTTTCAAAAAAATCTATTACTCGCTGACAAAACTCCGAACTATATGCATTATCAAAAACAGCGATAAAATCTTTTATATCAACATTGACTACTTGTTCCATAATTTAAAATCCTATAGGGCATTTTCCTGCCGATTCTCTAAATTTTTTATTCTTTTTATAATTTCCAAAAAAACTAGATACATAGTTTTTTAAATATATTTGATCATATTCTTCTGATGTAACAGCATGACATCTAATTTCAACATCATACTCTGTTAAAGGAATTAGGTGAACCAATGGCATTCCAGCATTAACTGTAACTGCATTATCTTTTACAGGAAAAAACAAATTTAATTGTGTTGAAGACTGATCTTTATAGTTTACTATACCTGGCGGTGTGTAAAAATTTCCCAAGTGTGTTATCTGATTCCAGAAAGGTGAAGTATAATAAAACTTACAACCTGTTTTTTCCTTTAACAACCACGGGGATTGAATTTTTACATGTATAAAATCATTAAACTCTGTTCCGAATTCTAAGCGGTTATGAGAATCTATCCTCGTATCAGTATCATTAGATGCTAATTTGCAACCCCAATTTCCATCCTTGTCTGTTTTTATGATCATATCAATCCATGCCGGTATAATAAATCCATGATTATAAAATTGTCTGATTCCATCACATTGTTTAATAGTCGATCTATTAATTGCAACATCATTAAGTTCATTAACAGTATAAAAAGGAGAGATATTTTTCCACCATCGAGGTAAGAATTTTTTTGAAGGTTCTATTGGAAATAGATCGTTAATTCCAGAAATTTTGGTAAATGCATCTACCACTATCTTTTTCTTTTTAAAGAAAAACATTTTAATCCTTAATCCAATACCATACATCGTTGTCGCAGAATTTAAGATCGATTCCTGTATCTGCTATAAACTCAAATACCGCTTTCTGAACTCCCGGCCAACTAAAATCATGCCCGGAAATAATTCCGCCATGTTTTACTTTAACATAATAATTCTTTATATCTTTGGCTACAGATTCGTAAGAATGTTCACCATCTATAAAAATATAATCTAAAGAACTATCTAATATTTGATCCACCGTGTCTTCAGATTTAGCTTCGATAAATTCTACTCGATCGCCGTACGGAGAAATATTTCTTTTAAACATATTTTTTATATTATCGGCATTATTTTGACTTAAAAATATTCCAGGTACTCCCTGTCTAGAACCGTCTTGATCATATAAGATAAATGGATCAATTGCATATAATTTTTTAAGATTTGGCAACGCATCTAAAAAATATACCGAATTAAATCCGTGTGCCACACCAATTTCACATCCCACAAGTTCTTTTCTAGGAAGAATTTCTATCAGCCCAACAGCCGAACACCGATCTGGTGGCGGCCAATAGCCCATAGCTTTGATTTCTTCTACAGTTTCTTTGAAATAAAATTCTTCTTGCATCCACTTATATATCTATCTTATTGAACGGTTATTCAATTATTGAAACTCATATTTTTTTCCTACAACAGAATTAAACATTAAATAGTGACATGCTATTTGAAAACATACTCGATTCGACAGATTTAAAATTATTGCAACAGGCAATTATTTACGAAACGTCTAATTTTCCCTGTCTAATGGTACCACGATATCAAACTTATCCCACAATGCATCGAAAGTATAAATTCTATCCTTTTTGGAAAACTCTAGAAAATAAAGTTTTGAAATCTGCAGAGCAGTTATATGGTAAAGAATTTATTGTTCACTCTTGTTGGTTTAATTTATGTAAGTCTGACAGCAATTTTGAGTGGCACACTCATCAGGGGTTTGATTCTACCTGCGTGTTTTATGCTGAGAATTGCGAAAATAACGGAACCATAATTCGCACTGAAAACGGAGTTGTACAAACTCCTGCCAAGGATAACAGTTTAATTTTTATGGATATTGGAGTAGAGCATACAGTTCCTCCTTGGCAGGGGGAAGATCGTCTATCAGTTGCTTTTCAATTGGTTTTCAAATAGGCCGATAAATCATCTATTGAAATTTGATTGTATAGATTTAAATTCGCAAGTTCTTTTTTGTAAAAATCGTTGTTAGACACAGACATTGAAAGAAATATTTCATCTTGCTTTCTTCTAATTTCATAATGAGCTTCTGCCATCTTATCAAGATTGAATTGTTGCAATTCATCCGCAGCAATTTTAGGATCTAATAATTTCATCCCAATTAGTATCTGCATCCAGAGTGTGTTACCTAAATCATAAAAATTATCATTTAATCTGCCTTTATAATCTGTGGTACGAGGCATCCGTGTTTTCCACACAGCAAGTTTACTTTTTAATTCTTCGCTTCTTCTTTTCTCAGATGAAGCTTCTATCCAAAATTCTGTATCTTTTCTCGGAGTTATATAATGCATTACTATGAAATCTTTAATATCGTCCCATATACTAGTCATAGATTTATTGTATCTGTCTTGCATGTCAATGTTATTGAAATCCATCGTATGTGTAAAATATTGTTCTATAAAATGATTTATTTGAAGCATAGTCATGTGAATTGATGTTGCCTCTAAAGGTTCAACAAACGCACTGGCTAATCCTGAAGACAATACATTTTTAATCCAAAATTTTTCTAATCTACCTGCTTCAAATTTTATATCGTTTTGAGGATTTATTTTAAATCCTAGATCTTTTTCAATTTCTTCTTGAGCTTTTTCTGGGGTTGTAAAATTATCATTATACACATAACCACATCCTTTTCTGTGCTGTAAAGGTATATCCCACATCCATCCATATTTTTTAGCAATAACATGTGTGTAATTATTAATTATAGTGTCTTCGGTATTAGCTACATGAAACGGCATGGCCCGGTTGACCATTAGTTCGTTATTATAGCTAACGAATTTATTTTCAAATTCTTTCTGAATCAAAACTCGAAATGTGCCGGAACAATCTATAAAAAGATCCCCTTCTATGCGTTTTCCAGATTTAGTAATAATACATTTAACGATCCCGTCGTTAAATTTTTCTGTTCCTACGATTGTGTCGTCTATATAGCTACAATCAGGATGAGATAACACAGCTTTTTTTAAATATTGACCTACTTTATAAGTATCTAAGTGATATGCTACATGATGATATCTTAAATCAATTCTTTGCCCGTTATTGATTAAAAAAGGCATTCGATTGTTTAGCATAAACTGAGATTGATGCGCTTGATATTTTAAATTATTTGCCACATGAAATATTCTAAAATAATCATAGGTATATGAAGGATATCCTGTGTCGTTGCGATACTCGTCACCTAGCGGTGATGTAAATGATTCTCCGATTGTATGCCAGTCAGTATGTTTGATTCCTATTTTATAAGTCGATCCTGTCTTTTCTAAAAAATCTTTTTCGTCAATGCAAATTTTTCCTTGCAAATTTATTAATCCGTTAAATCGACCGGTTGTGCTTTCTCCTACTCCGATAATAGGTATTTCTTCTGCAGACACAACCTCAATTTTAACATCTACTGTTTTTTGTAAAAAATTTAGTGCAGTTGCCCAGCCGGCTGTGCCTCCGCCTACAATAACTATTTTTTTTATTTGTTTCATTTTTGTTCTTTCTTTATATTTAGATCTGCCATTGAAACATTATGCATTTTTGGATCATTCAAATTTAAATAGTCAGATCCCAGTAACGTTCCAATGTTTCCTTCAATCCATGTATTGAAAGAAAGACTAATCCTATCATGCTTACACACATTTTTTTTAACTGCATGATCAATGTAAGACGGAAATAGTATTAGGTGTTTTTTTTGAACTCGAGTTTCAAATCTAGTTGAGTTATACTCGTTAATTTCTGAAGGATAAAGTTTTAACGGAGTATACATCATATTTTTTTCACTAAAAAATTCTATGGGAGCGGGTTCGTCAGTCATATAGAACACTCCGCTTATTATACTGTTTACATGAAAATGGCGAAAATGATCGGTATTGTTGGGATTTTTATTCAACCAAGAAATAGTAGGAAAAATATTATTTTCAATACACATTACATTTTTCTTAAAATTATCTAAGTGTTCTTGAATAAAGACTTTAATCCGTGATAATTCTGGAAAATTTAAAATATTAACAGAATCCGATCCTTTATTTTTATTCACAAAATGATCTGAGCATTGATAAAGATCAGGACGATGTATGAATTCGAGTTCTTCATTAGAAAACTCTTCTTCAAATTTTGCTATGTACAGCGGTGCCGGAAAGAGATTAGAAATTTGATAATTCATATTATATTTTTTTAAACAAATAATTTATCACATATCGTATTCCTAAAAAATGTGAAGTAGTTGGTCTAGAGCAATGATGTATATTTGAATCAAAGACTACTGCTCGTTGAGGTATTGGAAGAATTGATTTTATAATTTCGTATTGTTCCGGGTTGAAAAAAATAGTTTCTCCTCCCCAATTAATATGCCATTGTTCGTGTGGATATAAAATTACACTAAAATCCCCGCCAGTATCTTGATGAATGTCTCCATGCGATCCTGTTTGATGTGCTATAGCCCAACATCGAACTAGTTTATAATTACCATCGGGCAATAACTTCTGTATTTTTGAAATTAAATCTAAAAATAATTCAACATTATTTAAATCAGCTCGAAAAAATATACGCTGGCTTCCGACGTTGCCGGTTGATGTGTGTGTTCCGGAAAATATAGGCCCGTTGAGATATGTTAAAATCTTAGATTGTTCGTCATCGGATAAAAAATTATCGTAGATATTAATAATAGACAAGTTACCAACTCCAAGATACGAATGAATATCGAGTTCCTGCGGTCACTGAATTTACTCGATGTGGAAACATAAAATTTGAAGGAAATATTAATAAGCTACCGGCAGACATCGGAATCACTTCGCCGTCCCACATTATAAATTCGCCGCCTTCAAAATCGTCATTAAGTAATCCTACCATAGATAATATCGGAACTCCTTGCCTGTTTCCGTCAAATAAACTATGGATATGATCACAATGCAGTTTCATATCGGTATTTTCAGAATATCGATTAAAACGAATAGGAGTGTATCCGTTCCATTTATTCCACCAATTAAATTCTGCGAAATCATTTAGAATATATCGTTCCAATGCAAACCAAAGTCTTTCGTTTATAATATTTCGAATCGGTATATCACTATAGCTTACACTTAATTCGTTTTCTGTTGAATTTAATTCTTTAGTTTGAGAATTATAAAATTGATGATCTTTCCATTGTGCTCGTGCGATTAAATCACTTACTGCAAAGTTACACATTGGAGGGTCTAAAAACCCATCGTACAATTTAACATATTGTCGTAGATCGTAATCCATTGCTGTCCCAATTAAATTTGTAAATTTGTCAAACCGCTGACATCGCCGATATCACCAGATACGAATGTGTTAAATGCTAAACTTATTCTAGTTCCGACACTTTTAGTTGTAGTAACCATATGTGTTAACGACGAGGGAAAAATAATTAGATCGTTCGTTTTAACTGAAAATTGCCAACTATCAGAATTAAACACATTATGTTCTCTCGGAGAAATTTGAATTTGTCTATAATCTCTATTAAAAAAGAATATCGAGTCGACGTTTTCTTCGGCTTCGATATAAAAAACTCCCGATAGCAGAGAATTAGGGTGGTCGTGACGATGATGATACTCTCCAGGTTCTGTAAAATTAATCCATGACTGGGTAATCTCTAGTTTACAATTTGTTTTGGGCTTGTAGACATTTTCAAAATATGTATCTAGCGATGACTGAATAAAATCACGGATTTTTACTAGTTCTTGACAATTTAAAACACTTACATTAGAAGTCATGGTGTTTCCCATACTTCGACGTGTCGGTTGATTTTTTACAAACGCACTTTCTGAGGATGATAACGATTGGTCATACTCAAAAAAAGCCACAGGAGATGGAAACAGTGTATGTAATAACATTAAGAAAAATTAAAAGATATTGAAATTCTATCTTCTGTTGATAGATTCGCACCTACACTGTGTTTTAACCATCCTGGAAAAATTACCAAGGTTCCTTGAACAGCTTCAAACACAGCCCAACCGTCAGTGAAAAAACTTTTTTGATTAGGATTGGTAAAATGTTCTCCACCGTCGCTGCGCATGAATTCTATAGATCCTGAATTTTCAGGCTTTTTAATATAGTATGTTCCTGATAAAATTGCACCAGGATGCACATGCAATTGATTATAATTGTATGATCCGTTTATATTGGCCCATAAATTAGTTAGCGTTAAGTTTTGTAAACTTAGTTCTTTGGCTACTGAATCGACTACATTTAGTATTTGATTTAACAGTTCTTTCAAATCTTCGTGATCTAGATTTAAATCTTTACTTTGCCAGCCGCCTTTATTGCTGTATGTTCTGCCTTCTTGGTCTTGTTCTTTGACAGAGTAGATAAACTTTTCTAATTTGTCGTTATCAATAGAAAGTTCAGAGGTCGAAATAACTGTTGGAAAAATTATTCGATTATTAATTTTAGTATCCGGTACTGGATTGTTTTGAGGTGGTATATGCATCATATATTTAGATATTCCTATGTAGTAAATTGTTTAAATCTGATTAATTGTATAGTGGTTCCGGTCAATACTATACTCCGTCGGTTCGTTAAATTTTGGCCAACAAGGTATACTGATTGACAATCGTTTAGTTTCGGGCATCGCTACATGATAAGTTCTAGCAGGAATATATAATAGATCTCCTGGATGCAAATCAACTGTTAGTGCCGGGACAAATTTTTGAATTTCTTCATCAGTTGGTCGATAGCCGGAAGCAACTAGAGTAGATGCTCTGTTTTCAAACACAGTCCACGATGTTACTCCTTCTATTTGTAATATAAAATTTGAAGGTATGTCTTCATGAACTTTGAAAGATTTTGATCCAGATAATCCACAATACACATGCATTGCAGCATCAGTATAAAATAAAGTCTCGATAAGTTTTAATAGTTCGTTAGTGGCTGTGTTGTAAAACCCATAATTATTAATGATCAGCGTATGACCTAGATCTAGCTGTTCAAATAAAAATTTTTTATCTTGAACTAGTTTGTTAAAAACCCATGCTTTTTTGTATTCTGGAATTTTTATTTTATCGTTGGTGTTTGAATCTATGATATCAAAATTATATAACACTGGATTATTCAGACATTCTTCAACAGTATTCCAAGTAAGAAATTCTTCCGGAGCTGTTATTAATTTTTCAAAAACAAAAGGCTTGTCTGTTGTTAAAAGATGAGAATCTTTAAAAAGTTTCTGTCTAATATTGTTGTAATTATTTGACATTATATTTTTGACTTCTCTGTATCAAATAAAATATTTCCAGACATAGATATTCGAGTGTCGTCTACTGTATAAAACGGATATACACAGTGCGATAGAGATGCCGGAAACATCATTATTTTTCCTTCAAAACTTTTATCAATCTTAATTATTTCTGAAAAAGAATTTCCAGTTATTGTCGAATAGTTAAATTGAAAACACGATGCATACATGCCGTCTTTAGTTTCTTCTTCAACATCATACGGAATTTTAAACCATGCACTATAACTTAAAATTCCGTCGTGTGTATGAATAGGAATAAATTCTCCGCGTTTTTGTATATTAAACCAAGGATTTCCGGCTGTAAAAGAAACACTGTGTGATAGAGATTTATATGTTAATAAGTGATCTTGATATATATTAAGATATATGTCTTTTAATTTCATAATGTATTCTATAAATTCTGGCTGATGTGTTTGTTTCATAAAAAAATGTTTGGCAACACCGGCACCCGATAATCCAGAAGTCATTACTGTGTTATTTTTTTCTAAAGATGATGCTTCAGATTTTAGTTTAAGATAAAGATCTGTTGGGATTTCATCAATAATCACTCCAGAGTTACTTAAAATTAATTCTTTTATCATTTATTTTTTCTTTATAAATTAGTTGGTAATGCACCAAACTGCAAAGCAAGGCTATATCGATATTGAGTAGCCATCATTGTTGGCGTCATAATCATATGAGGTATAGTTCCGTCAAATACAACCATCCTTCCAGGTTTATAGATACAGGTATACACAGCTTCGTCTAAATTATCGTCCATAAACAATGTATGCCCGCCCCATTCTAATTTCCATGTTATGCTAGCATAGTACAGTACCGTAACTCCAGCAGCGTCGCAATGAATAAAATTTCTTTCGCTAGGTGGAGAAAAATTTACTCTTATTAATTTTAGTTGACGGTTCTGTAAATCATATCTATCGGTTATCTCTTTGAATAACGGAGTACTAGAAAATTCCATTTTGTCTATATCTGCTGGTGAAAATACAGAATAGATTTGTTGTATTTGATCGTGTTGTTCCTGACCCGATCCGTCGTTTCCTCCGATTTTATATATTGAATTTTTTATATAATTAAAAAATTTATATCGATCATTGAATGAAAAATAATCATCGTACACATCTAATACTCTATTGTTGGGCAGAGAAATTTTTGTCATTGTCATTTGATGGTTACCCTGTTAATTGCGTCTTCTGTGCCGAAACCGCCTTTCACAAAAGAATTAAATCCAATAATTCTACGATTTTCGTTAGATAAATTTTCTCTCGCTCGATGCCTTAACCAACTTGGAAAAATTACAATAGTTCCTTGATTGGGTTTAATAGCCCAATTAGAACTGTTGAAGATATTCCATTCTGTAATGTCATATTCAAAATTAAAATCTTTAGACATCGGGCGAGAATAATAATGAAATTCTAAATCTCCATCTGGAACGTCTACATAATATACTCCTGAAAATATCGAGTTTGGATGCATATGGCTATGGTGAGATGAATTTTTTGGATTTCTTGTGGCCCAGGAATCTGTTATATAAAAATCTTGTTTTATTTTTAGAACTTCTTTGGTGTATATTTCTAACTCTTTTTGAAGATCCGATTTTAAATTGTTAAATGCTGTTTCTTCGAGAATAGTTTTATTTTTTGAAATATAATTATCATAAGGCAACTTAACTTCGTCTAAATTTTCTAAAAAATTTCTTTCGTCTGATGTTAGTGTTCTAGACAGATCTTTAACAAAGATTGGTATTCCGGCTAGTGGTATAACTTCAAATCTATTGCTCATGTTTATCCTCAATAAACATAAACTGACTAATTGCATATCTACCCAACCCTTGGTTTTGAAATTCTGGTAACATATTCACAGTATCAACTTCGTGTGATAAAATTGATGGAAAGATCAAACATCGATTGTTTTTACATTCGAGTGTAAGAGTATTTTCAAATATAATGTCTCCGCCTGTAAATGCTTTGGGTTCTTTGTACAAGTAATAAATTACAGTTATCATTGATGCATCATGATGTAATTTATAATAATTAGTATTTTCAAAATAGTGTACTTTGGTAGAATCGTTATTGACATTTGTTATAAGTTTAAAAAATTTATGTGCTTGTATCAATGAAGATACCAATTCTGCATGATATATTGATCTTGTCTCTGTTATTATATTTGATGCTGATTTATCAGCATATACCGCGTCTAAAACTGTTCCGATGTTATTTTTTAGATAGATTTTTTCGCCGTTGACGGTGTTGTAACCGCCACCTGTTCTATCGGGTGTACGCATTTTATTTGAGCCGTCATTTAGATATTCCAGTTCGCGCCAAATGTTTTTACAACTATTTTCGCTAAAATAATCATCAATAACAACAATTGGAAGATCGCAAGATTTGTACACTTCTATTTTGGTCATTAAAAAATCCTAGTAATGTGAATTTATTTACTAGGATTTTTGTTTTACGAAACGAAAGATGGTTATGCTTTTGGTATACGTTGTTTTACAGATAACACATGTTTATACCACTCGGATGTTTCTTTTCCGGGCAATCTACCATAATGAATATCGTCAAATAACATTCCAAGCTGTGAATACGGATCTCCGTAGAAATGCACCCGTTCTGGTTGCCACGGTTTTGGACCGTAATCAGTTAGTTGAATTTTGCCAGTTTCTGTATTGTACTCATAATCTGCTTCTTGATCATATGTTTCTGGTCCTTCTGCCCAAAAATAATTATCGTGTACAGGAAATTTTAATTCGGCATTGTCGACGACTTGTGTTACTGTATTTGTTGATTTAATAACTAATGAATAATATGGCATCTCGGCTCCTTAGCTGTAATTATAAACAATAACGCAACCGCCACCACCGTTGCCATATCCAGCGTTTCTGTCTGAGTAGTAACCAGATGATCCACCCGAACCCCATTGTCCGTGCAGGATTTCAATATTTGAGTTTTGATTCATATGATGCGAACCTGCTTTAAACCAAAAACTTGAACCGCCGCCGCCTTCTCTGTTAGAACCGTGGCTCATTGTACCACCACCGCCTGGAAGATTGATATCTCCACCTGATGCGTCTCCGCCTGGTCCACCTTCATACGGGTTATCTGTAATACCGCCTTGTCCACCAGTGGCTGTGACAAATGGTCCAAAAGAACTGGTTCCACCAGTATTGCCTCGACCTCCGTAGTTATGTGTTCCGCCTCCACCTGCTGTGACAGAAACAGAACTGATATTAGTAACATCTAACCAACGTATAGCTGTGGCACCACCACCACCGCCAGCACCGCGATAATCGTTGTTAACATGTCGGCATCCACCACCACCGCCTGTGACATAAACCAGTACGTTGGTGCAACCCGCTGGTCGTGTCCATGTGCCGCTAGTACCACCGCTGCTAACACTGTTCCATTGGCCGTTTTGTGTTGTATAAACGTTAACTGACAATAAACGTCCTCTTGAAGGAACGTTGGTTAATCCCGCACCGTCACCATAGAAATTAGCTGCATATATAGCTCCGCCTACACCAACTCCGCCTGCAACTCGCAATGCACCTGTGGACGTAGACGACGCTGCTGTGCTTTCATCTACGTAAACCTGACCTTTGGTAGCATTTGACGTTGATCTAAGAACTAGACTATTACCGGAACCTGTGCCTCCTGTTACTATAGGATTAAACAGCGTTCCTGTACTCGGTTGGAAACTTAATTTGGTGCTTGAAACTTTTGGACTTACAATTGCTCCTGTGGTAGACGCATTTAATACAGGATAGTGAATTGTTCCGGAGGCAGTTTCGTCAGCTACTGTGGCCTGAACCGTGGCAAAGGTTAATTCTCCAGATCCATTTGTAATGATGGCTTGATTGGCTGTGCCGTCTGTAGAAGGCAAAGTCCATGTGACATTTGCTGCCACTGTGGATGGCGCTTGAAATGCCACGTAGTTTGAACTATCTGCATCTGCAAATCTCAAATCTCCTTGTGCATCTATCTGTGCATCACCTACTACTTTAAATATTCCAGTACCAGAAGGATCGAAAGTAATGTCTAGATTTTCTGCAGCCGTAACTGTGGTGTTGGTAATATTAATACCACCTACCGCTCCACCTACTTCGCCTGTTGTAATTCTTCTTGCCATTTGATTCTCCTAATTACGCTGTTGAGGTTTCAATGCCGTAGACTATAGCGTTCACGTTTACTGAACTGGAACGGACCACTAATAGTTTTCCAGCGTCTAAAACAAGACCCATCCTTTCTAAAACACCCTTAGCGGCTAAACTTACATCATATTCAATATATTCCGAGTCTGCAGGCGATGCTGATGCCGATATTGCTACTCTAATATTGGCAGCTGATGCTCCTCGATTTACTACGTTCAAAGTCACCACTGCAAATGTGCTTGCAGGCACTGTATAAAGCGTGGTGTTGGTAGCTGCTGCTAAATCCGCTACTCCTAGTCTTCCTGTTGCCATAATTTATTCTCCATGTATATATTTATGTTAAAAAGTAATTGAACGCCAACGGAAGGCCAATTACTCCGCCTCTAAAATCAAAGGTAGCATTCATTTTAATCGCACCACCTGTGGTAGTTGTGATGATGTTCGAGCTGATAAACACTGAACCTGCTGTCACTGAGTTTACGTTCAAGCTGGCACCACCACCGCCAATCTGGCTAGCAATATAGGCTTTAATTGCTCGTTGTGTGGGTACGATATTATCTGAATCTTGTGTGAAGAACGGATCTGTTGAGAATTCAGTGATCGTAGCAGAACCACCACCCAGTGTTACGTTGCCCAAATTCAGTTCTTGCAGACCTGAAATATTAAATGCATCAGCATTCAATGTGGCGATACCAGTGCTCTGCTCAATATTAAACAGATCTCCAACCCTAAAGTTTCCGTCCTGATCTGTGCTTGTAAAGAACACACGACCGCCGTTGGCTTCAGCCGCTTCATTGGCCGGGATAGGCGGCTGTAACGGAGTGTTAGGATAATTTGTCTCTATGAAACTACCGGTGCCTATGTCCAAGAAGTCATGTCCAGTTAAACGGCACTGGCTGTAACGCAGTCTAGTGGTAACTGTCACAGCATCTTCGGGAGCTTCACCTATAGTTAAACTAGGACTGACCTGTAAGAATGCTGTGTAAGCACCGTCGTTGCTGCCCAAGAACGTGATCACGTTTACCAATTTAAATGTGCGATCTGGCAAATGTCCGAACACCACATTAGACCCCGGTGTTGGTTGTTCGGTTATCTGTCTCACCGCTACAAATGCGCCTGGTTGGAACACGTTGGCATACCCGTCGCCAATATCTACTTCACAACTGCTGGTGACATACTGTGTGCCTCGATTTACGAACGATGGATTAGCTAGTACTCCTGATCCTCGTCTCACGGTTACCGGAGCTTCGAAGGTGTTGTTAGGATCCGTAAATATTATAGTTGGTTCAGTGGTATATCCAGAACCAGGTTCTGTGATGTTGACCTGGAATATCTTGTTAGCCGCTACTAGTGCGCGGGCTCTAGTTGTGGCTCCAGTTCTGATGTAAGTGGCCACTGTACCTGTGCTGCCACCAACACCTACAAATTGTCCATAACGATTTCTGTTACCAAACGTGATAGCTGAGAACCCATTAGCTGCGGTACTGGTTGTTCTCGTGGTCCATGTTACGCCGTCCGGTGAAGTTGCTGCTGCTGTGGTTGTGCTCACAGCAAGGAACACTCCTTGACCGTATGTGACTTTGGTCCATTGCGCTGTTGCAGGCAGTGTGCTGGCGGTCCATGTTATACCATCTAGGCTGTAGGCAGCCACAGTGCCACTGGTATTAGATACAGCAACAAACCTGTTGTTGCCATAGGCTACGCTGTTCCAGTTCGATGAACTTGGCAGTGTGCCTGCAGTCCATGTGCCTGTTGTTCCTGATGTAGTAGAATAATTTGTAACGTCACTACCACTCTTGATAGCCACAAATCTGTTTTTACCGTATGCGATTGCTGTAAAACCGGTAGTAGTCAATGTGCCTGTTTGATCCCAGTTTTCACCATCATTGCTGATCCTCACTGTGGTCGAATCACTGCTGATAGCTACGAATTTCTGTGCGCTAAATCCACCAAATGCCACATCCACCCATGTTGCTGATGTGACCATGTTGGCTGCTGTCCATGTTATACCATCTGAACTGTACGCACCTGTGGTGTTAGCTGTGGTTCCGGCAACTGCAACGAATTTGCTGACTTTGCCCACGGTGGATCCGTCATCAAATAGTCCAGCAGTCATCGCTGACCAGTTTGCAGCACTAGGCATCAAGCTGGCTCGAGTATCCCATGCAATACCATCTTCAGATGTTGCGCCCACTGTGGATCCTGTACGCAGTGCCACATATCTGCCACCTATACCATAACCTGCGTGATCAAAGTTTAAGATAGCACCAGTTGCGGCATTAACCGCTGTGATAGTTATCACTAGATCGTTGGCTGGGCTAAGGCCACCGAGGCTGGTTCCTAGTATGGTTATGGTCTGTAATCTAACATACCCTGTACCTGCTGTCTGTAAGGAAGGAGTGTATTTCCATCCGTTTCTAATTACACTGAATGTAGCACCAACACCTGCACCACTGTAGGTGCCTGTGACTGATGCATACACCGCAGCAGTTTCTCCGTATTTCACTGCTGACCATGTTCCCGAAGTTGGCAGTGTAGCTGCTGTTGATGTGTAACCGGGTGCCGAGAATGTTACTCTAGGTTCAATGATATAGGTACTGGAAGCATCCGGCGCCACGATAGCTGTACCAGCAATCATATGATCAAAACCTGCTGTGCCGTCAGATTCTTTGACTACACCTGCTACTTTGGTGCCTGAATTGTATGTGGTTATGATACCGAACTGGTTAACTCCTGCGCCGCCTGTGAGAACGATCTTCATACCTATGTAGGCTGTGCTGGTCTCACCATCTGTGGCAGCGATAGTCACTGAAGTCGATGTGCCGCCTTGTGCGGTATTGGAATTAGTAATGTAACCAAATCCACCAAAATTACCTTGAGCTTCTTCGGCGTTGGTGCTGTCTTCCACAAGATCCAACATGCGTATTTCAAACACAGCGTCATCACGGAATTCATCCTGCTGTACTGATCCCCCAGTGCCGCCTCCCGAAATTACATAAGTGACTTCAGTGTAGTCAATACCGGCATTGGTGAACTCAAACTGTGTAAGAGCCGATCCGGTGGTAACTATACGATCAATAACTGCTTCAAATTGCAGTCTATTATCTACTACTGCTGTACCAGGTGTTTCGCTGGCATCAAAGCCTTCGGCCACCGCACCAAAATCACCGTATGAACAGTTGCCGTTGGTGCCACGGATTCTACCGCCATTTTCTGCTAGATATCCTATGTGTGCATAGTATGAGAACACAGACACCAATTCAGCGCGACCGTTGTTGGTAATCCAAGCTCCGATGCCGTCTGATATAACCTGGGTGAAGTCATTGCTAACGATGGAATCGTTTCCACCATTGTGCAGCGAGCCGTCGATCTTCTGTCCCACGGCAGCCGTACCTAGTGTGGTCACCCCCTGTACATATGGTGAGCGAGTGTTGATCCAGACACGATAGTCTTCTGGGCCCCAGCCCGGATCCAAGGAACAGTAGGCACCGGCTGAAACTCTTGATGTGCCAAATTCATTTTCAGCCAACAGATCACCTGTAAGTCCTTGTAATGTCATATCTCTTACACCAGTACCATCACGTAGATAGTACATGTCTTCTTCTAGGCTGCCAACTACGCTGTTGCCGTAGTATCTAGCGGCATATCGAGATTTGTAGTTGCCTGGATATTTCAAATCATATTTTAGTGCGTCAATATATGTACCAACATCTCGCAGGCATGCTTCGCTGCTGTAATACAAGTTCACAGTCATAGATCCGGATGCATCAGACGCGATGTTTAACGCTGTGTTTGAATCTCTTGTAGTTGCGATTTTAAATGTAGTGGCACTGACTACGTTCTGTATGTAGTAGGTAGTGCCTGTGCTAACGCCGCCAAATACAGTACCTGTAAATCTCACTGCTGCATTACGCTGCATCCAAGCTGTGCTGGTGCAGGTAAACACATCTGTGGCCGCTGTGGCATTCGTTACTGTAGTTGTGTACGTTGAGTCTATATAGGCATCGATCTCTGCAACAATGTAATCTCTGTTTCTTTCTAACTGCAGAACTGCGTAATCAATCATTCTGTTGCCAGAGGCACAACGACTACCTTCATTAGTAGCACCATAAATGATATCATCAAGCAGGGTCATTAGTGTTTCAATGCGAGCCTGTGCAGTGGCATCACCGCCTACGTTGGCTTTAGCTAATCCTTTGACGTAAGTAAATGCTGCTCGAGTAGCTGCTTTCTGTCCTAGACTATACACATCCGATGAGCTGGCTCTTAGATAGGCCAATGCAGCATTTCTAGTTTGTCCGTTGGCGTTGAACATGAAGTCATAGCCTACTGCATCTAAAATAATTTTAGCATCGCGTTCGCATTTCGCAGAGTTATAGACCAATGTGGGGAAGTTAGCAGCGATATAGGCGGTCATTGCTGATACGATGGTGCCGACCTGCGCACTCAGTGTAGTAAATGCAGTGATCAGTGCTGTGGTAGAAGTCACACCGTCTGTGGCAATCGGACGATCTTCATAGGTCATTACCAGTGTGAGTCCAGTGCCGTTGGTAAATCCTGTGGCTGCTGCGCCTGCATATGATGTTGATACCTTGAAATCAGTAGCTGTAAGTCCTGATGCGATTACGTAATAACGTGTGCCTACAGTGAGTCCGTTCTGTGTCTCAATAGGAACCACTAGGTCGCCTGCTTGTAGACTGTGACCAGCAGTGACAAAGGTGTCTGTACCGGTGATCGAAGTCACTGTAACGATAGGTGGAGTGGCTGCTGTTGAGTCGCCTGCTAATAGGTTAGTGATGTTGTCAATGTTTGCGCCGATGAATGAGCTAGCTGCTGAACCGCCTGTGAGGTTGGTTGAGTCAGTCCATTGTGTAGCAGCATTGCCTGTGGATTTGGTCACTGTGGTGTTGGCAGCAATTTCTTGCATCACAGTTTTTAATCTACCATAAGCGGCCACAGTAGCAGTGACTTCTGATGCGTCGATTTCCAGTCCAGTAGTGCCGTCAAAATAGGCCAATCCTGCATTCAGTGTTTGGGTAAATCCGCCATAGGTTAAATCATAGATCATTGCATCGACGATAAATCCTGTGTCTCTTTTGCATATGGTTTTAGAATATTTCACCGAAGGATAATTTTCAGTGATGTAGGCGATAATTTCTGCTTTGATAAATTCTTTGTTTTCTTTTATCAGTGTTCTTGCATCACCGTAGCCTGTGAGATAAGCAGTATCGTAACCTGTAGGATCTGCGTTGGCAACCATGTGAGTGGTGCTGACGCGGTAATCGATCTGGTGCTGCATGACTCTGACCAACCGCGTAATATCTACTGCTTCAAAAAGTCCGGAGAATGGAAATGCTGCACTCTGTATAGCAGTGTTACCTGAGCTTTCTGTTACATTGGTGCCTAGAATAATTTGTCCGACCACTGTTTCCAGTCTTGACAGCGCACCCATTGAGTATTTGACATCTGAAAGGTTAGTCAAGCTGCCTGCAGGTCCAGCGTTTGTGGATCTTAATTCGTCTCCAATCACGCAGGTCTGTTCTGGAACGATAATTGGCAGAGTTTCTCTGTACTGTCCAGTGGCGATACTGATAAGATTGTTAGGACTTCTACGAGCAGGCACACTAGCTAACGCTGCTGCGATCTGTGCAGGAGTTGAAGCTGCTGCACGAGCAGCGATAGCATCAGTAATCACTTCAACTAATCCTGCTGCTGTGGTATAGGCGCCTGGTTCTGCTGTGAGATCTGCATTGAAATACTGCGCTACTGTGGCAGTTGAATTGTCACCGTTTAAGACCTGATAGTTCACTGCTGGTGCTGTCTGTGCCAGCACATCCTCGACCACAGTGACCATGTAATTATAGGCCGCTATGGATTCGTCTGATTCTGCAGCTAGACCAGGATATGCTTCTGTTTCTTCTGCGCTGAGTCCACCTATGAGCGCATTGGCTGCTCCTCTAGTTTTAATGTTGCCGCCGTGTCTTAGGTCATAGATCAATGCGTCTACAACAAATCCCACATCTCTTTCGCATTTAAAATCGTCGTAGACAAACGCTGATGTGAACGGTGCTATGTTGTTAGTGATCTGATTCTGTATGAATTCTGTAGTCTCACGTTGTATAAACACACGATTTAATTCTAACAGATACGTGGCATCAGGATTCCTTGGACCGCGTTCTACCTGTTCACAGGCATATCGAATAGTCTTGAAAGGTTTATCCCAGGTCTTGCCATGTATAGGTGCAGGCAGATCTGTGCCGTGTGGCGCTACAAAATAATTGTGATCGATTTCGCCCAAGGTGACCCATACTGGATCTACACCGTCTGACTGTAGGATCTGACCTTCACGTCCTACGGGCAATCTTGTTGGGCCGGCTCCGCCGTAGTAGACCAGGTCGCCACGTACCGACAGAATGTCAGTCTCTGATCCTATAGACAATAGGCTCCAATAGGTACCAGTGATGTCTTGATCAGGGCGGCTGTTGGCCTGACCGCCGCCTGCTGCGCCTACTGTAGATCCGTCATCACCTTCTGATCTGTGTGCCAGCAAGCAGATGTAAGCGTTTGCACCAAATCTCACTGCATCGCCCTGTAGATAATCCACATCGTCTGTCCAGGCACCTTGCCAGCTGATACCAGAACTCAATCTAGTCCAATAAGAAGTATTTGGTGGTTCTGCAGACACTGTAGCGGTCATAGAACCTGTGGCGCTACCAGTGTTGAATATCGTTCCTCCAGGTGTGGAGCTGATAGTGAACTCTGTACCACTAATAATTTGTCTTATGTAATATCTAGCACCTGTAAACACATTACCGAATGTCGTACCGGTAAATCTCACAGTCATACCTACTACCAGACCTGTGGTATTGCTAGTGCTCCAGTAGTCAGTTGCACCTACCACTGATGTAACTGTGTAGGTATTAGATGGTGAGTTTGCAGTAGCAAGATAGGTATAGGCGCCTAGTCTTACAACTTCACCAATCTTGTATGAAGTCGTGTTGGTCCAGTCTGATTGAAATTTCAATCCTTCAGTGAACAGATCCCAATCTGCAGTTGTGATCACAGGATTGGCCGCAGCTGATGCAGCGGTATGCACGGTTTTGGCTATGTATTGATTTCCGCCATAAACAACTATGTCGCCTGGTTGATACAGTGTGGCTGAATTCCATGTGCTTTCAAATTCTGCACCTTCTGCAAACTGTGCCCAG